TAACCGTTATGGTCGCACCCCAACTTGTAGCATCATTCTTTCCTCCTCCAACCTCAGCAGGTTCAACACTCCCACTAAACGTATAGACAGTCCCACCAGGTGAAGTGAGTTTGAAATTACCTATTGCTTCTTCTCCTATTTTTGTTGCTAATTCATCAATGATAGCTTGTCCAGGGTCGCGCTCTCCCGTAGTTTGGTCTTCGATAAAGAATCCACTCAAGGTCAGTGAATGTGCGCGCTCGGTAACTAAATGCTCAGCCCATCCTTCGCTGTCAAAATCCCCTGTGTCGGTGTCAGTTTTGGTGCCACCGAAACCGAAAGTGTTAATCCCACCAACTGGCACAAAAGTCCCAGTTGTAGTGCCTTCAACCTCAAGCGTCCAATCCCTTGCTAAAACCTTAGCTAAAGCCATTTATATCACCCCTTTTATCATTCTCTATGCGTTGAAGGCCTCTTGATCTCCAACGCGAAATTCAAAGTATACATATGCCTTCCATTTTCGTCCTGTCCTATGTAGACAGGTTCACTCTGTATTCCTTCACATTTTACCACCCAATGTCCTCCTACAATGAACCTATCACCGCCGAAACCGTGTAATGCGTCGTATATTTCAAGTGCTTTTTCATATCCTACTCGAGGATCAATTGTGCCTCTAATCAGTATTTGAATTGTCGGTGAGTCGTAGTCATGTTTTATAGACGCATTGTAACCACCTGACGGATTGATAGCAATTGCTGATGAAGGCTCAGCTGGTAATCTGCCCATGAATACATTATTATCTCCGCCAGTTGCGCTATATTGTACTATCCCTTTATTTGCTAAATATAACATAACTTCTGTAATTATGCTCATCTGTGAGCATCCTCCAAAGACTTCTTGATATATTCGCGCACTGCATCGGTCTGCTCGTTGACCGTCAACTCCAGCCATTTCCAACGTGCCTTAGGATCAGTGTAGTTTAATCCTGGCTCCTCGTGCATCCTGATTGCATACGGTGTATCGTAGTAAACTGATGCTTGCATTGTCTCTTCGTCAACGTCTGTGCTCCCCGAGCGCTCAAGTGTGCCTTCACGATACGGATTAGTTTTATTCGCTTCGGTCAAGATATGTTCGACGGAGTCACGCAATGCTTTAACTTGAGCTTGGTTGATCTTCTTTTTTACGTCATCGCCATACCAGCGCATGAACACGCTCATTTTAACGTCACTTCTGTGTGATGTGGTTTTGCATGAGCTAAAGGATTGTCGAACCGTGCAGAGGTGATAACTTCGTAGTCTTCGCCTTCAAAAGTAACAATGCTTTTAGGAGGTGGCTCGTAGCTTGGCGGCATAAATGCACGTGCGCTTGATACGATTTCTTGTCCCGTAGAATCCCTCACAAGCTCACGCTTCTTCTCAAAATAGCAACGAACATCGTAAGGATCGTCATAGATCGGTCCATATGGTCCGTCATTTTTATATTCTTTAATGGTAGCCATGTGGCAAAAGAGCGCGCTCGGTATCATTTTATATCGACGCCTCTATAAAGCAGACCTTCCATGAATAGCACTTGATACGCACGAGGTGCAAGCGGCATGTTTGGAGCTAATGGGGAGGTATTATTACGAGATGCACTGAAGCTACCTAATGACAAGCTGTTGTATGTCTCAAGCACCCCCATGGGATCCCCTGTCGCCTGCCAAAACTCAACTTGTGCGCACGTGGCCATTTTGGCAACTTTCATGTGTCTTTCGTTGTTCGAATCAATCCTGCCAAGCGTATATTTGTCGATTAACGTGCTTGCAAAGTCAAGTAGACGTTCTGAGTCATCGTCTAAATCGAATTCCTGGACGTCGAGGTATTGCGCTAAGTCTGAAAGCGTAGCATATGCCATTCACACTCACCCCCCATATTAGTAAAGCGGGGAGTTGCCTCCCCACTTCACTAAGCTGCCGTCAATATCGCGAACGGATACTTCTCGCTTCGGTCGGTGCCCATTGCGTGAATCGGATTAGGCACCGCCCATCCAAGCCGCATGACCACTCGCAATGCGACCATGTCGTTCTGCATCAAGTTAGCGACCACTACACCATTACTGTCGGTAATGACGCCTTCTCTGAAGATGTCGAAGCGCATATCGGATCTAATGCTATACACTGCTTGGTTCATATCTCCTACAATAAATCTTGCGGTTGCGCTCCTCATCGTCCCATTGCGCACATATTCAATCGGTAAGCCCCAAAGCGTGCTTGGTTCGCCCTGCGTAAGTGAAGGGACAAACAGCGGTCTGTCGTTGGTGTCCTTCAAGCTCCTAAGATCCTTCTTTGCCACAGGATCGATGATCCATCCGTTCGGATTGTAACCAACCGCCTCCAAAAGCCCCATAGCCTCTGACGTAGAGTCAACTAAAGCAGTTCCTGCACCCTCGGCATAGGTGAATCCACGATTAATGGCTGTCGGCACGATACCGCTCGGCCATGAAGCAGGTCTCCCCTGTCCCCATATCACAGCATTATCAATTGCTATACCAAATGCCTCTACGATGCGGGGTCGAATCTCATCCCAAATAGGATACTGACTGTCCTCAAGCACGTCTTCACCGATCGGTAATATGATCGCCAACGGTTCAGCGTGAATGTAGACGTTCGTCCACTCCATCTGATGAGTGCTCTTCAATCCAGGGATCCCAGTTTCAGCTACGCTAGCAGGTGCTTCTGCATCTGCTCCAGCAGAAGCACCTGCTGTTGTTAAGTTATCATTCACTGTTCCAGCTATAAAACTAGCGGCTCCCATTGAATTGAGAACAGGCATCCTCAATGTCCTAGAGCTCATATTAGGTAATCGTCTAAACAAGCTCAGCACTGCTGAAGCTTCGGTTATACCGTTGACGATTTCGCTCGCTACCTCTTGAGGGATAAGAGGGAGCGCATCTGCTTCAGTGGTCGCGAACTGTCCACTCGTATTTATTTCAGTCATTCATATCTCTCCTTTCGTCTTTTTTTACCGCCTCGCCATCCTTCTAATGGCGACGTTCATATCGACCTTTCCGCCCTTATCCTTCGATTGAGTGAAAGCACCGCCACTCTTTTTTGGTGTCTCCTCAACCTTCAACTTCGGATATGCTTCAAGTGTCTCCTTGAGAACGTTCTCAATGTCCTCTTGCGACATTCCTGGAGTCAGCTTGTCTGTCCCCTTAAGAAACGCCCATGTAAGCTCGACGTCAGCACCGACGTTGATAGCTGCTTTGTGAAAAGAATTTTGCAACCGCTCAGTTTGTATCTCCTCTTGCAATTGCTGTATCTTCTCCAAAGCCGCATTGACGTCTGCTTTGCCCTTGTCGTCCTCGAATCCGAGCGCCTTACCAAGGTTCTTTTTTAGTGTTTCTATCTCCTCAGCTAAAGCCTTGCGCTCAGTTCGATATTTGGCCGCCTCTTTTCTGACGGACTCCAACTCTTTTCTTAGAGCTTCAGGATCCAGTCCTGACTGCTCTTTTCCTTCTGTCGCTTTCTGTTGCACATCTTCATTCGAGGACTGATCTCCAGGATCATCCTCAGCAAACAACTGCAAGTTGAAATCACGCCTCAATGCATCAAGCATTCTCTTGGCCTCCCTTTCAATCAAGTGCGCCTGGCACTTGTAATTGGCTAAATTTGCTCCCTATCACGTTGCCGTTTCCGATCCGTCTTATTTACAAACTCACGCAATAATGCTTGTTTCTCCCTAATTTTGCTTGCGGCTTTCTTCTTCTCCTCGTCGGTGATCGCTACAGCTTCACGCTTTTTCCATTTCCTGATATCTCGTTCAAGTCTTCTTTGTTGCTGTGACTCCTCGAAGTCGCCTTGACCAATCTGCTCCTTTGTCGGTTTCTTTGTGAGCCCTGGTATATACGCGCCAAGTGAGTGACCACAATTCGGATGAAAGAGTCCTTCTGCGATTGCTTCGTCGAGTGCAGGATATTGATCGCTTCTACCAGAGATACTAAGTATCTTGCCCTCCCACGGCTCGCAAAGTGGACAAGAATCAGCATGAAAGCTCACGATTACCAAGTCATAATCATTGTCCTCCAATCGTTGTATTGCTCCTTCTATGGCCGCCTGTCCTGATGTTGAGCGCGTCGCCATTTCAGTATATGAGTGCAACGACCAAGTGCGACCAGCCCTGTCAACGAAGCCTGTTATACCTCTGTCGGCAAATTCGCTTAATGCTTTCTGGGCCGCCTGTTGCCTCGTCTCGACTCCAAGTTCGACCATCTGTGTGGCTTTGCCTATGATCGACCTGTATTCGTCTAACGCCTGTCGAGTAATTCTTAAATGCGTTTCGCCTAATGTGCCTGCAAGTTTTTGTGATAATACTGCGACCTTTCGTTCGTCGATTGTGCCGAAGCCCATTTTGATCGACGGTTTTACCTTTTTAAGATCGGCTTCGACGCCCTTTTGTCCCATAGTGTATGCCTTCTTGGTCGCTTCTGCTGCCACTTCTGGCATCTTTTTGTCAAGGTTCTGGACAAGCTTTTCAAGTTTTGTCTTCACTCGACTAATCTCTGCCAGCTTCATCGCCGCCCAGCCTGGAGCATAGATTCCGTCGGCCAATTCGTTGGCGATTATCTCGAGCATCCTCGTTTCAGCACTTGTGTAAAGCTCAAGTAAATCTCGTGCT